TCGCAGGGTGGCCTAGACAGGTTCAAGGTGCAGATCGATACCTCGACCACCACACAGGCGGACGTTGAGAACAACACCATCCGCGGTAGAATTTACTTGCAGCCCACTAAGTCGGTGGAGTTTGTCTCGCTCGACTTTATTGTGAGCAACAGTATCTAAGCGAATTTTGGAGAAACGCATACTTATGCGTGTACATTAGGAGATACAAATGGCAGAGACACTCTCAGTTACCGACATGCTTCCCAACAAGTTTGAGCCGAAGCGACAGTTTAGGTGGGTGCTGGCGATCGAGGGTATCGACGCCTTCCTCATGAAGACCGCATCCCGGCCGAATATTTCGTTCGAGGAAATGGAAATTCCCTACATCAACCACAAGCGTTACATCGCGGGTAAGGGCACGTTCGAGACTCTCACAGTCACGTTGCACGATCCGATCGCGCCCTCCGGCGCCCAGCAGGTGATGGAGTGGATCAGGACCCATTTCGAGTCGGTCTCTGGCCGTGCGGGCTACGCCGACTTCTACAAGAGAGACATTCAGCTCAAGATGCTCGATCCCGTTGGTACAGTGGTGGAGCTTTGGGACATCAAGGGTGCCTTTCTCACTGCGGCGGACTTCGGTTCCCTCGACTACGCCGCCTCGGACCCGTCCGAGATCTCCCTCACAATTCGATTTGACAATGCGGTTCTCCAGTATTGATGTAAACATACGATAAAGCTATTTTACAAGATCCTCCCTTTGGTATTCCTATCTCTGGGGGGATTTTTGTATGTACGCCTCCCCCAAATGATGTGTCTACTAAGTCGCGTATTTACACTGTGACATTTTTATACACAATGTAGCGTGAATACGATTTGACTATGCACACGGAGATGAAAGTGGCCAAGAAGAGAGACGCAAACCAAGTTTTTGGGGCAGACCAGGCCACAAAGCAAGGGTTCCAGACACGCAATGTCATGAAGGACGATTTCGGAATGGAGACTCCGGTGGAATCGGTCCCGCTGCCGTCGGAGGGCAAGATCTACTCGTCCGACAGCGCTTCCCACAACCGGGAGACGATCGAGATTCGGGCAATGACCGCGAGAGAGGAGGACATTCTGACCTCCCGCGCGCTGATCAAGAAGGGGACAGTGATCTCTGAGCTGCTCAGGTCCTGTATCGTCGACAAAAACATCGATGTTGATAAGCTGATCGCCGGCGACCGCAATGCGATCATGACCGCGATCAGAGTCACGGGCTACGGCGCCGACTACGAGGTGGAGATAGAGTGTCCGAGCTGCAGCGAGAAATCGAGGCAGACATTCGATCTCGCTGAGCTGCCGATCAAGCGGCTGGAGATCGATCCGGTCGAGTTCGGAGAGAATTTGTTCGAGTTTGAGCTCCCTGCCACGAAGAAGAGGGTGCACTTCAAGTTCTTGACAGGCCAAGACGAGCAGCGGATGTCGATCGAGTCGGATCGACGAAAGAAGGCAAAGCTCGGAGGCGACGTCGACAACCTCGTCACAAATCGCCTGATGTACTCGATCGTCTCTGTGGAAGATGTGACTGATAAGGCCAAGATCAGGTCCTTTATTGGAAATATGCCGGCGAGAGACAGCCGGGCGCTTCGAAAGCACATGGACGACAGCGAGCCGGGTGTGGAGATGAAATCGTGGATGGACTGCTCGAGCTGTTTTGAGTCTTCGGAGGTGAACTTGCCGATAGGCGCCTCCTTTTTTTGGCCTGACACCTAACGATAAGATCATCTTTTTGGAGCCCATCTTCACGCTGATGTACTATATGGGCTTCACCCACACTGAGGCGATGTCTCTTCCGATCTGGCAGCGCACGTGGTTCATCGAGCGCATGATTCAGGAGATGCAGGCATCGCAGGGGCAGACCCGCGCGGCGCACAATAACGACCCCCAGTCCAGAGCGATGATGGGAAGGTCCAGAAGTGAGTCTCCCGCCAGGCTTCGTAGGTTCACCTAACTCGCTCGATGTGATATTTAGTCGCTGGGAGTACCAGCATGGCGGACACTGACCAACTTCGTCTCGAGCAGCAGATCAACAAAGCCATATCCGACCGTACGGCAATGTTGTCGCGCCAGACACAGATGCTGTCGACGCAGGCCAAACTCGCTGTGCAGATCTGCGGTGCGATGTCCTGCGAAGACTTAGATAAAACACGTGCCGGCATCGACCAGGTCACGAGCTCTCTGAACTCCGCCGCCGATCAGGCCGACAAGTCTAGTGAGACTACCGGTGCGATGCGTGAGGAGATGGACAAGCTCGACACCACGACCCAGAAGAACACCAAAAGCATGGGCTGGTTCTCTCGGGGCCTGACCGCCGGAAAGAACGCGCTCTTCGGCATGTGGGAGACGACCAAGAACGTGATCGGCACTCTTGGAAAGCTGAGCCTGACAATTCTGTCGATACCGTACACCGCGTTCGAGGGTCTAGTGGCCGCCGCAGAGGACATGTACATGGCCACACGCAGCACCGCGGTCGCCGACGCCCTGGAGGAGATCCGGGATGTGTTCGGCGACATTGCCACAGGTCCGGGTAGGCAGGTCGCAGGCACACTGGACAACATTCGACGCCAAGCGGGAAACCTCGCCGGGACCGGCCTGAGGGTCGCCGAGGTGTTCGGCCATGGGCCCGAGGGGACAGCAGCCGCTCTCAAGGCGGTGAACGAGATAGCAAAAGCGGCCGGCCCGGCGATGGCGAGGCTGGGGGATGTCTTCGCGAAGAGCGGCCTGGAGCTCGCGATGATGCAGAGGGGGCTCGGTCTGTCGGCGGAGAGCATGGCGGAGATGATGGACATCGCGGAGATCAGGGGCCAGGACGTCAAGAAGACGATGGACGAGTTCGCCAAGACCGCTACCAGGTCGGCGAAGCAGTTCGGCATCGACGTCAAGACCATGTCCAAGGGCATGGCGGAGCTGGCCAAGGACACTGACACCTTCGGGCATCTGGGTCCCAAGGCCTTCGCGCCGATGGTGGCCTACGCCACCAAGCTGGGCCTCGAGATCAAGGACCTGTCTGGGGTCATGAAGAAATTCTCGGGATTTGCTGACACCGCCAAGGCGGCGTCGGAGATGAGCCAGGCGTTCGGGATGAACGTGGACCACATGAAACTGATGGCTGCACAGAATGGGCCCGAGAAGATCGAAATTCTCAGAAAGGCCTTCTTTAGGACCGGCAAAGACATCTCCAAGATGAATTACCAGCAGAGGCAGTTGCTGCAGACTCAGACCGGTCTGACCGGAAAGAGCTTCGAGGCGGCCTTCGCGCTCAACAAGCAGGGCCTGTCCTACGAGAACCTCAAGAAGCAGTCGGAGAAAGCCAACAAGAAGCAGATGTCCCAGAAGGAGCTGATGGCGGAGCTGGGCAAGCAGATCAAGAAGCTCAACAAGCTGATGGATAGGCCCAAGTTCAAGGGCTTCTTCGACGCCTTCATCCAGGGCGTCGGCAAGGGAATTCTGAAGGCCTCGTCGCTGCGGAAGGTCTTCAAGAACATCAGCGGCGCCCTGACCAAGGTCTTTGTGCTGGGCACTAAAGTGGGCAAGATGTTCGTCGAGAATTTTCCGGGAATGAAGGACATGCTCGGCGCAATTGCGGAGTATTTCGATCCGAAAAAATTCTCCGAGTTCACAGCGGGCATACAGCAGTCTTTCAAAGCGCTCCTAAAAGGTAAGAAGACGTGGACAGAGTTTTTCACAGACATCGACAAATTCTACACGGATGTCCTCGGAGGCGGCGGAGAGATGGGAAAGAAGATCCTGGCCGGCCTCGACAAGTTCGTGACATTCGTCTTCAAGGGCCTGGCCGGGTTCATCGACTTCGCGACCAATAAGCTTGTCAAGGACATTTTTCCGGACATTCTGAAATCGCTGACAGAGCTCACAAAGAAGATCGCCGCGAGCCCGGGCAAAACTCTGGTCTCTGCGTTCACGGGGGACGCGAAAAAGACAGGCAAGGAGATCGGCAAGGGTGTGATGGGTTGGATCACCCCGCTGCTTACGGCTTTTGCCAGGATGGTGAAGCGGCTCAAAGACCCACTCGGCAAGATCATCATGAAGCTGTGGCCCATAATCAAGCCCTACGTCTGGAAGCTGGGCAAGATGCTAATGGGGACATTTTTGTTCGGTTTTCTGGGAGGTGCCACAGGCCTGCCGATCGCCCAGATGATCACCGCCGGCAAGGGACTGCAATGGCTCTGGGACGGCTACGCGCCGGAGATCAAAAAGGGCGCGA